GCCAGCGTCGCACTGGTGCTTCGCACCGTGGCAAAGACCAGAATGATGTCGTTCGCCTGTGTTTCCGAAAAGTCAACAGTCAGCGAATTCGATGATTCGGTTTTTGTCTTGGACTCGATGCGGATCGCCATTACTCACCCATCCTGTCATGGTTTGCCACCAGCCGTTCACGCGTCGGATTCGACCTGCTCGGCGCGGACGATCTCGCCGGCCATGTTGTTGTTGTTGGCTGCTCATGCGCTCCATCAATACGTGTAGCTTGCACGGTTGCTCCAGACTTTCGTGAATGTTGCCACGCCGTCGGCCCACGACACGCCGGTCGGGGTCACCTTCTTGATGCGCCACGCGGCTGCGCTGTCCGCGGTGCCAGGCTCGGCTTCCCCCACATAGAGTACGGTACTCGAGGCCTCGTCCAGGTTGACGTCGTAAGGCCCTCCAGACGTTGATGGTGTCGCGACCTCATACGCCAGCGTATCCGGGTTCCAGACGTACCCTATGACATGTAGCTTGTTCTGGTCACTGGCAATAGTTTCCGGTACGTCCTCGGTACCCGACTTCAGACCGACGAGTACGTCGCCGATCTTGAAGCCGAGTTTGCCGGGAGCGAGGCCGAACATGGCTTATACCGAGAACGCGCCTACGGCTACCACCGTGACGCCGGCGCCGGTCGTGACCTTCCACGGGCCCTCGACGCTGCGCATTCCAAGTTCGACCACATACACCCCGATCGGAGTGTTCGCGGCCATGATCGGGATCGACGTGGCGCTGTCGAGCAGCGCGACCGTGCTGGTCGCGGCCGTGCCGACCGTGATGATCAGGCGGCTGATGAAGTCACCGACCGAGCCCGTAGTGCCGAGCACCTGGGCCGTCTGCGAAGCGGCGATCGTTTCGTACCGTTCGCCACCAACACGAACCGGCGAGTAGGCTTCCTTGTTTGCGGCCATGGGTTATACCCGTCCTTTCTGTACTGCTTCGACAAGTTGCTTATACCTTGCCTGGTTCTTCGCGGCAAGAGGTCCTTTCCAATACTCGCTGTTGCGGTCGCCCATCAACACCTTCAGACCCGCCATCTCTGTCTCGACGGCCTGCACAGCGTTCGTGCCGGAGCCGGGCACGACCGTGCCGATCGGATTCAGATCGCGCGACAGGCTCGTGAGCCAGCGAATGACATCGGGATTGTTCCCGATCAGTGTGCCGTCCGCCATACGGCCAGCGAGCAGCTTGTTCTTCAGGCCGCCCGGGGCGCTGTCGAGCAGCTCGTTGGCGATCTTCACGTTGACGCGGTAGTCGGGCCCGAACTCGGCCCGCAGCTCGTCTTCCGTAGCCATGCGGCTTTCGGTGTCACGGGCTTCCTGCGCGATTCGGGCTTGCTCGGCGCGGTCGAAGTACCAGCCCAGCGCCTCGTTGACCTGGGCCGGGTGCATGTTGCTGGCATGCGCCTTGGTCAGGAACTCGTCGACCATGGGGCGGTCCGCCTCGCCGATCACCAGCCCGTTGGGCAGGTTGATCTCGTATCCGGCCGGCTCAGCCGGGATGCCGTGTGCCACGCGATAGTCCGAGATTTCCTCGGGCGTTGCGTTCTCTTTCAGCGACGGCAGCAGGTCGCCCTTGCTGATCCGGGTCTGGGCTTCGAACAGGGCATCGATCGCCGCGCTGGGGCTCGAGTAGCGCTGTAGCCGCTTCAACATCTTCTCGTCGCCGTTGGCCTTCAGCTCGCGCCAGTTGTCAGGCCACGTGACCGGGGCCGGATCCGCAGGCGGCGGGTCGCCAGCGGCAGGAGCGGCAGGCGCCGGATCACCGGCGACAGGAGCAGGGGCGGGAGCTGCCGGCGCGGGGTCCGCAGCAGTCAGAACAGATGCAACCGGGGCCGCGATGGGGGTGGCCGGTACGGGATCAGTCATTGGTTTGAGCCTTTCGCAGTGCGTTGGTTGAGAGGTGCAGCAGTTTCACAATCTGAAGCCCGACGAACCGGCGGCCTTCAGCAAAGACGGTTTCGCGATCTCCCGCTTCTTGGTACGACTGCCCGTAGGTAGCCGCCGCGTGATGAATGAGCCAATTAAGAGCCGATTTCTGTTGTTCAGGCGTCGCCGTGCCGGCTTGTAGGGCCTGCACCGCGCTGACGACTGGCACGTCCCAGTCGCACCGCAGGTAGGGCGGCGGCGGCTTCTTGGTGCTCACAGAACACCGCCCGCGCCACCTTGCCCGACCGTCGGGCTGGCGTCTTTCAGGTTCTTCGCGACCTCACTGCCCTGCTGCATCATGGCCAGCAGCTGCTGGCTCTGCGCCTGGGCGGCTTGCTCGGCTGCCATCTTCTCGACGGTGGCCTCGTCCCGCAGCCACGCGGCCGGAACAGCGGCACCCAGCACTTCGCGCGTCGCAATCTTGTTGTCCACGATCAGCGCCACGCTCGGGTCGAGCTGGATGGCGGCGGCCAGGATCTGCTGGCCCTCCATGTACTGGCCGATCTTGACCTTCTCGATCGCGTCACGTAGCGGGCTCTCGAACTGGAACGTGATCTCGGCGCCGGCGATGCTCTTGGGCACGCTGCGCGCGACCTCGGGCGAATTGTGCAGGATCAGGTCGAACGTCTGGTCGCACACTTGTCCGTTGTAGTCGACCTCCATCGGTTCGAACAGCGGCAGCGCGTTGCGGATGAATTCCTGTACCCGCTGGCCCACTTCATAGGCCGTCATGTCCGGGCCGCCCACAGGCGGCAAGTTCAGTTTCGACAGGTAGAACGCGTCGGCCAACTGCGATCGCAGGTCCTGCGTCCACTCCATGCCGAACGCCAGGCCCGACTTGTCATGTGTCATCGGCCGCAGCACCTCGCCCAGCCGTTCGTCATATTCAGCGTCAACCCAGGTGATGCCGCCCGCATAGATCGCCACGTCGCCGCGGATCGCCTCTTGCACCGCCACCATCGGGGGATCGACGGCCTTCTCCCCGGCCGACAGCAGCGTCCGGGTCACGTCCTGCAGCAGCCGGGCGTCGGGCAGCGCGGCCACGATCGCGGGGCTGTGCGCGTACTGCGAGCCGCTCACGGTCTGCCACCGCGGGATCACGTAGTGGGTAGTCCAGCTGCCGACGCACTCGAGCTCGCAGTCGTTGTCGGTGTCGATGTAGCAGCTGACATAAGGCGTGCGGAACTTCTTGCCTGGCTCCATCAGGGCGTAGACGTCGACCGGCACAATGCAGTGCAGGACATTCACTTCGTCGAACGGCTTCTTCTCGCGCTTCTCTTTGACCTTCTGGTGCACGGTCTTCGGGAACATGCGGCACAGGTCCTGCACCGTCGGCTTCCATTTGCGGTAGATCGTCGTGATCTTGCCGGTCTCGTCTTCCATCCAGGCCACGTCGCGCAGGTGCCAGCAGCGATACAGGATCCCGTCGCGCCGCTTGTTCATCTCGATCGACAGGCAGGCCTGGCCGAACGCAGCGAAGTCGTGGTCCGCTTCCTTCGTGGCCCGGGTGAAGCCGCTGTCTTTCGCGTACATCACGTTCTTGGTCAGGATCGTGCTCTTCTCGAGCCACTGCTTGCCGCGCGTGTCGGCCTTCTCGGGGCGGTCCGTCGACACCTTGAACCAGTTCTTGGCACTGGGGCGGAGCATGGCGCCGAACGCGTTGCCCAGGTCGCGACGTGCGATCAGCGGGTACGACGTCGTAAGGCCGCGGGCCATTTCTTCGCCCAAGTTGCGGCACGTCGTAAAATCGGCTCTTTCAGGAAAAAAGTTCTCGGCGATGTCCTGAAACAGGGACATCAACGCGCCCCTTTTTCCGAACAATTGATCCGCTTGCTCGGCGAGTGCTTTAGTACAGGTATTCATCCGAGCGTGTCGCTCTCGCCCAGGATCGTGGATCCGCGGCCACCGCGCTGCTGCGACGCGGCGATCTTACGGTTCTTTGCATCCCGTACCTTCTTTTCATCGACCATGGGCGTCGCCTTGGGCGCCTCGGGAATCGGGATAGGGGCCGGAGCCGGGACGCTACCACCACCAAAAAATCCACCCATGCCTATCTCCTTTGTGCTTGCCTGTGCATGATTACAGAGGGCTTCCGCCGTGCATTGTACTCCTTAAAGCCCCCTTGCAAATTGATTTGTTTTATGCCCTTAGAAAAGGACATTATGACCGCATCCCCCTCGTCGGTCGACCGGCCCAGCCGCTCGCACACTTTCTTCTTGCTCTCGACGATGATCTGCTTGCTGTCGGGCTCGTAGGTCGGGGCGGTCAGGTCGGCCAGCAGCGTGGCGCTGGGCGGCAGTGCAATGCTCGAGCCGCCAGGCTGGCCCGGGTCGAGCGCCTCGCGGAATCGCCAGATGGCCGCGGACCTCGCGTTGTTGAACGTGAACTTGCCGCACAGCGTCCGGCCGTAGGCAGCTTCGGCGCCCTTGTACCCCTTGGGCTCGACGTTGTTGGCGTGTAGCTGCTCGTACATGCTGCTGCCGTAGCCGCCGCCCAGGTCGACGATCACGACGGCATTGTCCCGCCGGTGGCTCACCACGATGCCTGCGCAGTAGGCGCCGGCACGCTCGATCGGGATTTCCTTGGCCGGCACACGGATGATCGGTGCGAACCACGTGTCATACCGCGGGGCGATGATCATCGGGTCGGTGCCGCCGCCGCTGGCGTCCACCCCCATCGCGCACATGGGCACACCGAGTGGCGGCGTCGGAGTCCAGCGCTCTTGGGCCATCCGCACCCATGCTGTGGGGATCGCCTGGTAGGCGCCGTCCTTCAAGCCCAGGTCGAACCGCCCGTCGCGGTAGGCAGCTCGCAGTTCCTCGGGCAGCGCGGCCAGTGTCGCCGCGTAGCCTGACGCCTCTAGGTCGGGATTGTCCGACAGCTTGGCCGGGATGAACGTGCGACTGCGCGCAGTGACCATGTCGCCGCCGATAAGGTGCGGGCCCGGGCCATCGACCTCGACCTCTTTGCCATCCTCGCCGGTCGTGTACCAGCGCAGCTCGCCGGGTTCAGCGGGGTTCGGGTGCTGCGGATCGAGCCACGCGCCCCATCGCTTCAGAACCCACAGCCCTTCCGGTCTCGTTGGCGGGTTGCCCGCGGCCACCACACGGCAGCGTTGCCCGGGGCTCGTGCTGCGGTTCCAGCCTATGATGAATGTGTACTGTGTCTCGCTGAAGTCGCTGACCTCGTCGAAGCAGATCAGGTCGTGAGGCGAGCCCTTGAACTTCTGCTTGTCATCTTCCAACTGGCAGCCGCTTATCTCGACAGTGCTGTCCGCCAGGCGCCAGATGCCGGCCTGCCCCGACCAACCGTCACGATCGCCAATGACCTCGGCCATGCGCTCGACCAGGCCCAGCGCTTCCTTGTTCGTGCGACGCAGCAGCAGGCTGCGGTGATGCGCAGTGACCGCGAGACCAATCTCCAGGTCGGACTTTCCGCCTCCTGCCTGGCCACCGTAGAACAGCTCGTCGGCATCCGTGAAGAACGCGTCCGTCTGTGGCCCGGGGTTCGGTACCCACCGCATGCCGCCCACCAGCTTCTGGGCCGCGGTTATTTGCGCTTGCTGCTCGGCAGGTGACAGGCCGTCGAGCGCTGCGAGGATTTCTTTCAGATCCATTGCACTCCAGTGAGAAACCCCGGGCCGAAGCCCGGGGCGTTATGCTGCTTGCTTAGACTGCGCCACCATCAGCAGCGCGGTCCATGGCCACGTGCACATAGTCCACGTCCATGGTCATCGAGGCCGCGGCCGACAGCTTGCCGGCGCCGAGCACAGGCGTCAGGTCGGTTGCCGGGGTCACGGCGCCCGACATCGCGGTGCCGACCTGCAGGCCGTTGATGAAGAACGTAGCCACGCCCGCCGCCGACACTTCGACACGGAACGTCTGGTACTGCGCAGCCACCGGAGCCACCGCGCTGTTCTGGAACGCCGCGTCCACGTCGTTGGCCACGCCGACCAGATGCCAGGTCTTGTTGGTCAGGGTCGTGTCGAACAGGAAGCCGACGGCGTCGGTCGCGTTGGTGGTGATCGTGGTGCCCGAGGCGCCGATGACCGGAGCTTCCAGGGTAAGCACGTCGGTGAAGCCGACGAACACGGAGCAGGTGGTGATGGCCGACAGCTTCAAGCGGGTCTGGAAGACCAGGTCGCCGTTGCTGGCCTGCCATTGCAGAGCCTGGTTGATCTGAATCAAGTCAGCCGCGAGGCCCGTGCCGGCGTCGCCCGTGGTGATACGCAGCACGCCGCCAATACCGCCGGCCAGGATAGCCGCGTCAGATGTCGCGCTATCGGTACCCTCAACGGTGTTCCACTGGTCGGCAATGACGTCGCCCAGGAAGTCGTCGAAAAACGAGACGCGGGACGGGCTGGGACCATCGACCTGTTTGCCGTTGGGGCCGGAGCGAAGGCCGGCCGGAACAACCAGCTTGCCCTTGGCGTCGAGACCGATCAGTTTGCCGTGAAGCGAGGTGAGAATGGAGCTCATGGTATTTCCTTTCGATTATGCCCGGCCACTAGGACCGGATTGCTGGGTGCTGCGAAAGTCCCACTATGCCAAATCACTACCGTCGGTGGGTTCGGCGGCAGCCTGCTCTTTTGCACGCAGCCCGAGGGCCAGTGCGAATGCGATAGACCGCGCGATCGCGGTCGGGGACTCTTCCACCTTCAGGGCGCCGCCATCGGCCCCGGTGAGCTCGATCTTGCTGGCGTCGCCATACTCCCGCTTGCGCTTTGCCTTCAGCATCAGGGCCAGCAGAGAGTCCGAGTACTCGCGGGTGTAGAGAAACTTCGGCTTGCCCTCTTCGTCCAGGTCGAGGATGTAGTTCCCGTCTTCCCCCTTCAGCGGGCGCCCATCTGGTCCGAGCTGGTAGAGGTAGGTCAGGCCGCCCTGATGGATTACAGGCTTCCGTAGGCCCGTCACGGCCCTCTGGCGGGCCGCATCCTCGAGGCTATCGGCAAAGGCTTCGAGGGCCAGGCGCCAGCGCTCGGCGAAGTCTGGGTCATTCTTGCGATTGTCGTAGACCACTTTCGGGTCCAGGTCGGCATCCTGCATAGCGCGAGTCGCGACCCCATACTTCGCGAGGGCCGTGAAGAACAGGTCGTGCTTGAGAAGGCTGGCGGGGCGGTAGGTAGTCATGCCGTGCCTTATACCGAAGGCCCGGGCAACTGGCAACTGTAGAATGCTCTACACATATTCGCTGTTCGCGAATTGCGAACCACACCGGCGCGGCGAAATTGATCGATCGTTCGGCCTGCTTGCAGTTTTTTGCACGCTGCTAAGCGCGCAGTTTTTTGCATTCTGCCACGTGTGGATGCCACATCGGGATACCACAAACCCACAACTACTATACAGTTGTGGGTTGGGTGGTATGAATCCCCCGCTTTTGTCCACAACCCACAATTTGCCATTTGTGGGAAGTTGTGGGTTTGTGGCATAGTAGCTGCAAGAATTCTGCATTTGAAGCATGC